GAGTCAGTTCTGTGATCACCTGACGGCGAGTTGAGTCACCAGTCTTGGCCAACGCAGTGTTCTTTGTTGGACGCAATACTGCAACTTCCCACATGTCGCTCTGCATGACGAAAACATCGCGTGAACGGTTCTCGCGAGTAGGCATGAACTCAACCGAACCCCAAGGGGTCATGTAGGCTGTAAGCAGGTTGGCGATTTTGCCGTCTGCCGCGCCGATGGTTGAACGCTGATTGTTGTTACCAACGAATCCAAGCGCCTTGTTCATGGCGAACGCTGACAAATAAACAGTGTCTGGCTTTCCGCCCTGTTCCCAGATGGACTGCATACAAGTGTCGAACTTGTCCTGATCGAAAGCAGTCAGCGCAGTAGTTTCGTCTGTACGCGCATCAGTTCCGTCACCAGTAGGATCCGCACCTTCGTTAGCACCGAACACAGTGTTGGTGACCAACCAAGCAGGAGCGCCTGCTAATTCACGGGCAACTGAAGAGCTACCTGCCGCCCGAGCGTTGTTAGCAAAGATGCTTTTCTCAATATCCAATTTTTGCTCTTTTGCGACCTTCAGCACTTCGTAGCCGAGAGTCTTAGCGCGACCCACTTTGTCCAAACCTTCATCTGTATCAGGAACTGAAACAGCATTCTTGAAGATTTGAGTGTAGTTGCCAAGACGGGTAGCGGCTGTGCGCGCTTCAGCGTCAGTGTCAAATCCCTCAACGTGGGCATTTGCGGCAGATTGACGCAATGAGTCTGTCATCCACTCGTGGAAAGTGTTGGTTGCTTTAGTCTTCTTACACGCAGAGTAAAACGGCGTTTCTTCAGGACTTACATTAGTCACGATCTCGGAAATATCTTCTTTGATCGAATTTGCGAAATCGTAAGAGTCGAAAGTGTTTGTTGGCTGTGCCATGGTAAATTACCTCAAGTTAGTTTTGCATGATCAGTGCCAGTGCATCATCGATGCTACCTGACTTCTTCAGTCTGTCTTTCTGCTTTCGTGCCGCATCTGACTTGGTGCTAACTCGCTTGGCTCCCGGCTTCATTGCAGGCTTGGCTTTTTGGACCTTGCTCTGCACATCCTTTTTCCCGGACATCATCTCTCGATACTTCATCGCGTCACGCAGGACCAAGAAGTCTCTGTGTGAACTGATGCCTGCAATTTCTTCCGGCGTATATCCATATACATCGGTTGCAGTGCGTACCAGATTTTCCTTGAACTTGCCTGCCTTACCGGCGTCAGCCAATTCAGGGATGACCTGAACCAATCGTTGTGCCTCTTGCTTAGCATACTCAGCGCGAGCAACTTGCTCTGCCTCGGACTGCTGTTGCATGACCGCCTGAACTTGACCCATGTTCTGCTGATATTGCTTCACCTGATTGTCGTACTGGATCTTAGCTTCCATGTACCCAATCGGATCCGCATCAAACATCGCACTGTCCGGCTCTGTTGGCGGTGTCAGGTTTTGGCCTGACTGCACCTGTTGTACCAAGCTCGCCAGATTTTGGCGTTCCTGCATCAGGGCGTAATAGACGTTCTCGGCTTCTTTCTTAACCTCGGCGGCCTGTTGCATCCCTTTCTGAACGTACTGCTGACCAGAATAACCACGCTTGAGTTCTTCCAGAGTTACCTGCTTATCTTCTCCGTCCACCTTTACGGTATGGAGTTCACCTACAGGGTCTTCAGACTCATCGTCTTCTTCTGCGTCTTCGTATTCGTTCTCGTCATCCTCTTCAGTCTCTTCGTCATCGACTTCATTGACTTCATCAGGATCAACGTCTTCAACTTCTGCGTCCTCTTCCTCTTCGGTGTCTTCAACCAAGTCCTCTTCGGGTTGCTCGGCCTCTACCTCTTCGGTCAATTCTGCTTCAGTTGTTTCTTCTGGCTGAAACATTTGTTCAACCGCTTGATCTAGGCTCACAGGCCCAGTGTTACTATCAGTCGTTTCCACGGTGCTGATCTCCAGTATATTTTACTGCTTTTTGTCACTAATTGCTTCTGCATTAAAAACAGATGCAATGTAGTCCTCAATCGCGCTCAATCCCTTCACAACGTGATGGGCCTGCTCGATTTGTTGTATCGTAGCAGAACTGTTTAAAAATACAGCAGTCTGCGTTTCCAGTACCTCTTTCATCATCTCTTTGAAGGTATCGTCATTGACGATTCTTCTCAGTTGATGCGCCCGCTCTTTTGCACTCATTAGTACCTCGCTTGTGGGACAGCCTCAGTTGGCGTCACATCTGCGTAACGTGGTTCAGCCTGCATGGCCTTGATGCGCTCAACGTCTACCGCTGTGCCGTACTTACCAATCACCTCTGCCGCCTTGACCAGTAGGTCTTGGTCCATCTTGTCTCGAGCGCGGTCGTCTTCAGCCAGTGCCTTCTGCGCGTCCAACTGGATCTTCGCCATGTCTGACTGTGCCTTGGCCTGCGCCCGGATTGTTTCGGCCTGAATCTGTGCCTGCGCCAGTGCCGCGTTTGGATCTGGTTGACCCTGTTGCGCCATCTGTTGTGCCTGCATGACCAACTGCTGTTCGCGCTGTGGATCCATCGGCATGTAGTAGCGGTCTGCGTTCTTCACGCCACCGACAGCCAAGATGTCAGCCAAAGTGTTGCGGATGTTTGTCATACCGACCAAGCCGTTTTGCGGGCCATATGACTGCCATATGTTCATCTGAGTCTGGAGCGTCTGCATCAGGACTTGGATCTTTTCATCTTCCTTGCCAGTGCCGAGTCCGACATTGACAGAGATTCCCATATCTACGCTCCATGAACGTGGATCGATAGGTGCAAACTGATCGCCTGCGATACGCATCATCTGACCTTCTGGGCTGTTCTCGGCCAATGCCTTCAGCATCAACTTGAACAACCGGGTCATGCCGCCTTCCGCAAAGTTACGGGCGATCACCTCGATCTGGCCTGCCGCCGCGTTCACGGTCAACTTAGCCGCAGTTGCTGTGCTGTTCTGTAGCGCGTCTGGGTCAAGGCCCATTGATGCGCGAGAGACGCCAGTCTTCTGCTCAATGACTGAGTCGTAATACTGCAACGCACCTAGCGTCTGGCCTGCCACAAATGGCACTGATAGCTCGCCGACAGCGCCGGGTTGCTTCATTCGGACCACGCCGCCGATCTCGTTGTTCAGCAGGTCATCGATGTTTACCTGACCTTCGACCATCGTTGTGCGAGGATTGTTGGTCATCGCGATGTTGTCGAGGATACCGCGCAGGATAGATGTTGATGCGTCCTGATCTTCAATAATCAGATCAGCAATCGACCGGCCAAAGAATGCATGTGGCTCAGGGTCACACTCAAATACCGCAAACGGGACTTCGTTGACTGGCTCATAGTCGAGTAACTTGTAGTCACCGCCGCCCATCAGGATCCGATGCATCTGGGCAATGCCAGTCCCATCGATGTCCATCTTCATGTAGCACTCTGTGACGGCGACCAAGCGCATTGAAGGGTCTAGGATGTCGTCCTCTTCAACTTGATCGTAGCCACGCCTTTCAAAATCTTCCGCCTCTGCCATCGTGTCGTAATCACGAATGCCAGATAGTTTTGACACTTCATCGTACTCGTACCCCATCGCCACAAGATCGGATACCCGCATCTCGGTACGATGTCCTACGCAGTAAGCGTCATCGATTGAGCGGGCTGAACGTGACACAAAGAACTCTTCCGGCGGCACTGCGTCAACACACAGTTTCCCGCCCTTCTTGTAATGAGCCACGCGCAACGAATACTCGGGGGTCTGAACCTCCATGCCGAACTCATCAATCGATACAGCCATTTCCATTGACTGTTCCAATACTTCCACATCCTCGTCCTGAACGATCAGCATCATCTCTGCTTCTGTCAGGTTCGTGAGTTTGTAGTTTTCTGATTCTGTGTACTCATCCCAGTACACCTTGACCACACCGGCCTTCTTCAGCAGTGCGTCATGGAATGCGTCTGAGATGATCTTGTAGCCGTTCTTTTCCGTGAACTGGCTGTGGATGTACCGTGTCGCAGTTTCTGCTGACTGCACTTCCTGTGGCCCACGCGGAACGAACTGGACATAGTTCTCATTGGACAGGAACACGCGCATAAGCGATGGTTTGATGTTCCGAATAGTATCCCTAACCTTTGTCGCTACAATCGCGCTACGGCCTTCCTCGTGGCCCAGATCGACTTTGCCCTCAAAGTATCTCTGCGCCCGGATACGGTCCTCTGAGATCTCTGACTCAATGAAATCGATTGCGTCTGTTACAGCGTCACGGGCAACATTCTGGATGTCATCTTCATCCATCGGCTCGGGGCGATCACCTTCTTCAACGTCTTCGACTTCTTCGATCATGCCTTCAACGTCATCAACGATTTCTTCGATCATTTCAGGTTCAATCATGGACCCATAACTCCTTGGATGTATGTTTCGCTGATGTTACCACCTAGCTCACCTGCCTGCTTGGCTGATGCCGCTCTTGCGCCCTCTACCACTACAGCAACCGCGTTTCCGATTCTCTGCATTTGGCGCTCTGTGAATCCACCGCCGCGCAACGCCTTATCGACGATTGCCGGTTCTTCTGAGAACAGGATATTCACCACTTGATTGCGCTGTTTCGGTGTAAGCTCAACATTAAATGAATCAGCAATAGCACCGCCGACTTTGCCAATTGCTTGTGGGTCAAGCCTAGCCGCTCCTACCACATCAAATACACCGACTGGACCTCTTCCTGACGACTCGCGAGCCGCTAACTGGTCAGCCGTTATGGACTGCCCTACTGGGTTTACGCGATCAGATACTGCGCGAACGTCCGCCGCCAGATTTGCCTTGCGTAAAACGTCATCGATGTTTTCACCGGGGAATAACACCCGGAGCATCTCATTATCAGCCGATCCTTCTGTCGCCAACTTACGCATCGTGATCGGAGACTTCTTGATCCGCTGACGCAGTGCGTTCATTGCGCCTGCCCGGTATGCGCGTTTTGTCGCGTCATCCATTCTGTCGTAGTTGAATGCGATCTCATCGACGTTCTTGTTCCACGCCTTGTTACCGTCATCGAATGCTTTACGGCCCTTTGACAACCTGTTCCAGTTTGCGCGAGTCTGTGCAAGATCTGGCGCGTCTGCGTCAATATTTTGTCTGAGTCGCGCTTCAATTGCTTTTAAATCAGGCCCAAGGTCTGTATCCACAGATCCAACAGCGTATACGCTATCAACTTCATTTTGCACAGTGCGGCGCAAAACTTCAGCGTCTTCGATTGTTGGCTGTCTGATGATCTTTAGCTCGCCAGTCTCTCGTAACAACTTTTCGTCATAAAACGGGACAATGTTGCCTTTGATCTGATAACGCTTCTGAAGTTTCTTTGCAAAATCAGGGATGCGGTTAAATGCATCTGTCATTGCATCAATCGTCTCTCTTGACACACCCTGACCTGATGAAAATATAGCGTTGTACGCATCGCCTTCACGCTTCTTGAATGCTTCTTCGCTTTCTTTGAACGCTTTGTATACGCTCTCATCCATGCCGGGGGTCATGCCCTCTTGGATGGCTTCTTGGGCCTCTCCACGCTTTTGCAGTGTTCGTTGCTGAGTTGTCTCAAAGATGCCTTGCGGCTTGCCATCAGGGCCAGTTACTGTTGCCCCCTTTGAGCGGTACTCACGGATCTGGGCGGCTAGATTTGGGTCATCCGCCATGATTCGTCCATCAAGTAAATCGTTGATGATGTCGTCTTCGCTCTTACCCGGCATCAACTGCATTAGTCTTTGTAATTCTGCTTGGACCGCTCCCGTAGGACGACCCTGAAACTTCTTGCGTAAGAACTGCATGAAGTCGCCCGCCGCACCAGTGACCTTTGGAGCAACCGTTCCCACTGCCGCACTTGTTCCTGCGCCAAGAGCAACACCACCCGGTACGCGAGCCAGATCTTCGATAGCGCCTTGTTCGCCTGTACCGTATGACTCAGCACCGCCTGTTAAGCCGCCGGTAACAGTGGCTCTTTTTGCCAACTGGCCTGCGCCCATGCGCTGAAGGTTTGCGATAGCGGCAGGTTGGCCGCCCGGTGTGAACATCAATAATGCTGTTGGAGCAACTGCACCGATAACTTCCGCTGTCAGCGCAGTCCCGGGATTTGCTTCCTGATACTGTTTCATCTTGACGCGAATATCGTCACGAACCTGTTCGTAATCAGAGAATCCGTTTACAGCACTGCGAGCCGCCGCCTCGATCTCATCCCAGAAGCCCAAGGTAAGACCGCCCATCATTGTGCGACCAAACTGGCTTTCGCCGTCATATGCCGGAGTGTCTACTGTATCCTGCCTTTGAGATTTCTTTTGAGATGCAATGCTTTCAAAGATGTCACTCATTACAACTCACCTTTCTCATCATGATCTTTTCTCCACTGCTGAAGAATCTCAACATCCGTCAGCGGCTGTCCCGTCTCTCTGGATAAACGCTTGGCCTCAACATAATACTCATTGAAGGTGATCCACTCGCCATTGAACTTACTAACAGCAGGAGTCTTCATCTGATCGCGTTGCAATCCAGTCAGGAACTTGTCTGCATCTTTGGTTTGGTATGGCATATCTACTGCCATCTCGCCGTAAATCGTCATGATCCTGTTGGCAGACTGCATGTAGTTAATAATTTCTTCATTGGCCGCCGCTGTGTTTCCGAGGCTTGGAACAAACCCTTCAGTGTACTCAGCATCAAAGTTTGTCTGTGGCCCTTTGTTCTTCCGCAACTCATTCGCGACAAGGTTCATAGAGGCCGCTTTCAATGACTGGCCTTGCTGTAACTTGATGTCATCTACAGGAACACCGATAGATGCGCCGAATTCTCGCAATGCTTGTAAGCGATTCTCTAGTGGCCCTGTCTCAAGACCCTCTGCCTGCATTTGGAATCTCGTCAACTGACGCATCAAGTCAGCCGCTAGTGTGCCGCCCTGAATCAGTGCATCACGATTCTTGATGTTTGTCTTTGCCATCTCATCGAACATAGTTCCCTGACCAAGATCAATATCACCGCCGAATGCGCCTGATTGCGCCAATTTCTGGAACATCTCAGGATCAGACTGCATAAGCTCGATCATTTGGTTCAATTCTGTTGGGTTCTTGTAGGTCAACTGAATGGCAGTTTTTGCGTCGATAACGCCTTGCTCAAGAAGCGCCGCCAGTTTTGGATGGCTCACTTTCAATACTTGTGCTGTGCGCGTTGCGTTTGCTGTCGTTGTTCTTTGCGCCCTGAGATCTTTCTGCTCTGCTGACAATGCCGCCGCTAACCCCTGATCTGGAGTGAGTCGCATAGAGTTAAATGCGAGAGCAAGTCGGACCATGTTTTCACGGTTGCCAAAGTAGCCTTTTGCGCGTTCGATCAGCGACTCATCGCCAGTCTCAAGAACGTCCTTCGCCACCTTTGCGTCACGAATCATCTTTTCGCGGTCCATGCCCGGTTGCATTACGCCTTGGCCCATCTCAGTCTGTTGGCCGCCGATGAGACGGTTGACTGGGACGTTGCTTTCCACCTGTGCAGGGGTTACCTGCATTGGGGTGATGCGAGGCATTGCTGTTGCCAGTTGCTGTGCTGACATTGGCTGTGCCGCTGATTGAACCGCCGCCTGAACCTGTGGAACTGGGCTTGCGTCAAACGTGCGTCCTCTGTCAAAAGTAACCATGCTCCGCCCGCCGGGCTGTGACAGCATCACCTCTGGGCGATTCATTGCCTGCTGAAGTGGAGTCCTTTCCCGGTCTACTGGAGACATGTTAAATGGAGTGATGACTTCTTGGCCTTGGTTGCGGAAGCCTTCAATCAGCATGTCCAGTAAGCCAGTGCCACGATTACCTAATACAGCCACGATTGACTCCTACTGTCCCCGGCTCTGTAGAGCCTTCAAGATTTGTTCCATTGATGGCTCTGAACCGATGCCATACTGCATTGGTTGGCCATACGGTATTGTACCGTAGTCCACGGGTTGATAAGGGTTGGGAGCCTGCCCCATAGGAGCGGGCGAGCTTATAACCTGTGGGGACAGGACTCCCGGTTTGGTTTCTGGCATCTGTGCCATTCCTGCCGATGCCTTCGCGATATTCGACATACGGTCATTAAATGCTTTCTGATCTATCTCTTTGGACACTGAGTCATAACCTTCATCGGCCACCATTTTGGTGTCGCCAAAGAAGTCAGCCATACCCATGCGGGCGCTGTCCATTGCCTGACCTACTGGTTGAAATTGCTCTGCAACGCTCTCGCCTATTCGCTTCAGTTCCGCCGCGTTATTGAGCGCACCAATTATCGATAAAATATCCATTATGCGTACCCTGAGTAGTCGTCATAACTGACCGAGCTTTCACGGCCACCAAAGTTTGTTGTGCCTCTTGATGCGGGAGGCCCATCACCGCCACCAGATTCGTATCCGCCTGATGTGACTGGTGCGCCAACACCGGGATTTACAATCGTGAACACGTTACCTCTGGCATTAAACATATTTGTTCTTGGGTCTGGCATTCCTTCATTCCCGCCAAATACGTTAGCGAGTCTCTGACCAATAGTCGTTGCCGGGATGCCTACCTGTGTTGGGTAACCGTAGCCCATCAGCACCTGACCTACTGTCGAGAACCGATTCCTAGCCTGTGGCGAGAATGGGTTCGATGGAGCGAGTGATGGATTCTTTTTTTCCATCTGCTCGATCTGCATATCTGTCAGTGCCTGTAGTCCCATCCCAACAACTGGAGGCGCGGCCATACCGGCTACACCTAAAACTTTGTTTGCGCGGACCAGATCATCGTACTTTTTCTGCTCAGCACTTTTGCCCTGATTAACATCTTGCATTGCCTGCAATTTGTCGAGGAACGATGCCACTACTTAGCGCCTGCAAGCTCTGGATGTGAGTAGTCAACCATCAGGTAACCGTCAGCATGCTTCAACACGGCTTCAGGAATAATCTTCTGAATGCGTTGAGCCATGACACCGCGAGTCTCGCCAGTGATGCCGAGGTCTTTTGCTTTCTGGTTCCACTTCCAAGTGAATAGCTCAATACCGTTCTTCAGTTTGCCGATCAGTTTGATCTCTGTCTTGAGAGTTTCATCTGACGGGGCCGCCGATGCCGCCAGTGTGAGGTAGTCAAACAAGCCGGGCTGTTTAGTGGTCGTAGTCGTTGTCGGTACTGTTGTAGCACCCAACGCCTGAGACACATAACCAAGTCCTTGGACTGGTGATCCAGTGTAGCCTGCGTACTGAGCCTTAGCCGCGTCAATGAGCGCTTGCTCCATGGCCTGCTGTTGCTGACCCTGTGCCGCTAGCTGAGACTGGATTGTATTGCCGTAGCCGAATGACTGCTGACCAAGCCCTCCAAGTTGCTGTGCCGCCCCAAGACCAAGGTTTGCCTGTGCCAACCGATTCTGAATATCGGTCTGTGCCATTTGTTGGGCAGACTGGAAGCCTGCCTGACGTTGTGCCGCAGAGGTCTGAGCCAACTGCTGAGCTACGCCCGTACCCAACTCACCGAGTGCGACACCATGACGGGATCCACCGAATGCACCTGCGCGTCCTGCTTGGTAATCAAGTGCATTGATGCCCTGCTGTGCTCCACGCAGAATGTCGGCCTGAGTAGCGTCAATGACCTGTTGCGTGTACGGGTTTTGGTACTGACCGATATCTGAACCTGCAATGGTTCCAATGTTTGTTGTGCCTGCCGCTACAGTCCCGGCTAATGCGCCTTGCTGAGCGCCTGCCGCCTGTTGCATTGGGTTGACGGGTACACCGCCCTGAGCCGCGCCTGCCATATTATGCGTTCCCGAATAGTGATTTGTAGATCTGCGCCTGCGTAGGATTAGCCGCCGCGCCTGCCTGAACTGCTTGTTCGTACATTGGTGCTGATGCGTAACCAGTCACACCGCCGATTGTCTGGGTCTGTGGCATACCAGAGAACGCCGTCATGTTCTCATAGCCCTGTGGCATCATTCCAAACGCTTGTGCCGTACCGATGTTCATCTGGGCCGCCGCACGTTGTGCTTCGTTTGGAGCCGCTACATCAATACCGTAAAATGGCTGATACCCGATCTGTTGAACGTCTTCAGCGCGACCAATGTTTCTGATCGATGGCTCTTTAATCCAATCTGGGATTTCTGTTGCCGCTGTCGAGCTTCCGCCCTTTCCACCGCCACTCATGTTATCTCCTTTGCGAGAGTCACAAACTGTTCTTTGTACCCGTGGTCAGCCAGAACTCTGGACCAACCTTTTCGTCCTGCTATCGTCATTGCAGTACAGCCTTGGGCCTTACCCCATTCTTCGGCTGACTTCTGCATGTCAACGATAGTTTCCATGTTTCCGCCCGCAAGAAATACATGTAAAACTTTCTTCATAGGATACACCACAATCTCGGTGACTGCACATGAGTCTGGCCCCGGCCACAGTTGCATCCTGCCTTCAATTACACCCTGCACAACATCTTTCGCTGTATGCGTTCCGCCGCTGTACTGCAAGGCCGCTTCGATCCAAGGTAAACACCTCTTCAACTGAAACGCGATTTCAGGTAGCTCGCCCATTTCTTCCATTACACGCTCTTCACCATTAAGGTCACTGATGGTACGGCAGGACAGAATGTCTCAGCCGCATACGATTCAAGTGATGTGTCGAGGCTGTCAACGGCAAACATTGCCTCAATGTAATCGCCCGCGCTGACCTGAAAGATCGCGGCCCGAGCGATTGTCTTTGCCTCGCCATTATCATGTAGCGTAATTCGCATGGTTGAACCAGTGATATCCACACCGTTGAGTCTCGGCCAGAACCAGAATGTTTTTGCGTTCGATGACTCAGAGTTGAGTTGTGCCGTGAAGTGGATGTAATACTTCCCGGCGTTTGCAAACACGATACGGGTTGTTGGTGTGCCGACAGTTACCCCGTTTGAGTAAGCAGTCTGACCCCATGATATCGCTGTTGCTGTCTCTGTCGCCGTGGCTGTCTGTGTTGTGAAATCCACAAAAGCACCGTAGCCGTAGCCTTGGTCTGGTTCGTTTGCACCGTAGCCAAGGGGAACCCATTCGCCATCGTATGAGACAACAGGATGCTCGATCTCTCGGTCCCACATCAGAATGCCGTCATCAGACGCTGACTCACCAGTGGTTAGCTGACGCAGTCGATCCTTTGTCCTGACTAGATAGCTGTTTAAACGCTCTGCCCAGTCAGACCAGAGGTTGCCGTGAGGAGGAGGCGGTATAAGCGCACTCACCTCTTGCCGCCCGGCTGTGCGTCAATACGCATCGTTCCAACCCGGAAGTCTTGGTTGCCTGTGGCCTCGACTCGGATTCGTACCTGTCGTCCTGTGAACCGCAGGGATGTCGGGTTACCTGTGTCGTAGGGGCCGTATGTTCGCTCCGTGTCGTTTGGATAGAACCGCGTCTTGAATGATACGTTGACTTGGCCCTGAGTCTCTTCATCAGGGATCAGTTGATTGACCTTCATGACTGTGTCGCCGTTGCCGAGACTGATTGGGCCAGACTCAGCATATGGTGTGTACTCACCGTGACCAACGCCGTGAATCTCATGCTCATAAATTACGCCTGTCGCATCAACCCACTGTGGCTCTGCGAACACGCCCTGATCAGCGCCTGCTGTTCTGTCGATCTGCCCTATCTCCCAGTGGTTCTCGAGATAGTCATAGGCAACATAGCTGTCACACTCAACAGAGCCTTGTGATGGGTAGAACCACCAGATCTCACCGTACTCGCTGTTGTGTACTGCGTAGCACTTTGATCCTTGGTTTGAGTTCATGTTCTCAAACACATAGTCCTGAACCTCACACGGCATCTGTGTGGCTACCGAGCCGTCAAACATGTAGAACGATTCACGCCCCATCCAGAAAGCGCCCTGATCAATAGCAACCAGTGACTTGCGCGAGATTGCCCCACAAGCCGTTCCAACGCGCTCAAAGCCATAAACGTATGGCGGGCCTTGGTACGTCCCAATATGAGCGTCCACGTTCGTTACAACGATGGTTCTACCACGCATCCGAGCCGCACACATGATCTCGCCATTAGTTTGCAGTTCGATGTCGCCCGCCTCATTAGTTGCCGCAGGAGTCCAGAGTGTGTTGTCCTCGCGATCACACCAAGCGATCTTTCGAGGATTTCCGCCTGCCTGAAGTGCAAATATGAATCGCTCTTCTGTGACTACCAGACCCTTACAGCCTGTTGGTGCATTACTGATCTGTGCCGCAGGATTTGCTGTGTTAAGTTGCCACTCGTACAACTTGCCGTCAGAAGTGGCGCATCCGACTAGGTATTCGCCCCAGTTATCCAGTGACCACGTTGTAGCCTCTTGAAACTGCGATGACCCTTCTCTGCGTACACCAAACAGACCAGTTCCAAAGAATCCGCCGCCGAACGCATAGTTGATGGCCGCGTCTTCATCACCTGTTGTAAATCCAGTTGGAGTGATGTCTGTCGCTGTGCCTGATGAATTGATGTAAACAAGCTCATTGGCTGTGCCAAGCGCAGTGTTTGCACCTTGAGTGTTATCAACCCAAATGTGCATTGCTCGTGGAGCCGCTGTAATAACAGATGATGCATCTGCCTTCTCTCTCCACCCGCCAACAGGACGCATTGAGCCTTGATGCCACCGGATGAGGTTTGAATCTCTCCAACGGTTTGATCCCTCGAAATCAGTTCCGACCCGATAAACTCCAGGCGGTAATTTTAGTGGGATCAGTGGCATAACAGCACTCCAATTTATTTAAAGGGTGATAACAACCCAACCCGCTGTTTTAGGGTCTGACGTATCTGCTTGGTAAGCGTCCTCGTCCCACATGTACC